CATTCCACATCGGCGTGAGCGATCATGGTTAAGGCCAATATAGGTTTAACGGAGTCCTCCTGGAGTAACCAATCGCGTGGATGAGGGTCCATGCTCCCAATGAAGACGACCACCCAAGATAGCTGTCTTATCCATCAATTTCGTAGTCAAGAAATCGGTTACGTTCATGTTACTGTCGGTGTTCTTGTTGTATGCAGATACCATATTATCACCTCGATTGGCTATTACAGCGGCAGCACACCAAGCACGAGTGTTAGCATACCTTGACAATATTGATAGTGCGTTATTTGCTCAACCGGGTAGTGAAATCAAGAAGACCGCGAGGATATTACCTATATTTGGTACATCCCCTCAATTCGCAGATTACCTGCAGAAACAATTAGGAGCACATTAAATGTCTAAGCTATCGTTCCATGAGCAGCTAGCTGCTGTAAAACCGAGTAATCCACTTGCAGACTCCCTACCACCGAGTGTACCATCCGGGGTAACAGATGCGGCTGGTACCCCACCACCGATGGATGAAGATCAGTGGGAATCTATCTCAGGTGAAGTACCACAGATAGGTAACGAACCCGCACCTGAAGAGTCACCGCTATCAACTCGCAGGAGTTGGTCTGACAGGTTGAACAACGACCAATACGCTAACAAGAACATCTCTCAGGAGACCCGACCAACAGGCGTATATGCCGGTGACCCAACACAGCCATTACCGGGTAGTGCTAAACCATATAACGATACGTATGGACAACCCGAGAATGTACCTGACATCGGTGGTGAGGTGATGACCCAAGAGCAGATCTACGATCGCATGAAGGATGATCGTCAGAAAGCTATGGAACGGGCTGGTGTACTATCGCTCGACTGGAGAACTCAAGAAGAACTCCAGAATAGGTTTGGTGGTGATGTCAACGTAACCGAGGTAGGTACATTACACCGTGCAGCTATCGGCCTTAGCGAAGCAGCTGCTAAGGTTAAGGTAGCATCAGCGAGTGATCGTGGCGTGAATTCTACAGATGGTTTCAAGAAACTATCTAGCGCTTATAACACTACATCCACACAGACAACGAATGCCCTTGCAGCAGCTACCTCGTTGTTCATGCCTATCCTGAGTGGTGCCACTAAGCGTGGTTCTAAGGAAGCCACTGAGCAGACGGATATGTATGCTGCTATGCTTGGTGGTGACTTTAATCTTGGATCAACAGATATTGTCGACGGTAAGATGAAGTTGGATACAGCACGGAAACTACTAGGTATCGCCACAGGTAGCTTGCTATCTAAAGCTAACAATATTGTTGATGCTAATGGTAACCCTGTCGATCCTGAAACTATCGGTGCTCAATCGAGGGCTAACTCTGAAGAGATTGGTGGTATCACGTTACAGGCAGGTGTTGATGCTGGTTACTTCAACATCCATCAAGATGAAGACGGTAATAAGTTTCTACTCCCTGATCCTATCAACGGTGTAGAATTCTATCGCGCCTCTAAGGGGATGGCAGCTAGGTTCAATGACGCATATGCTGGACGATCTACTACCGTACCTAGTACGGACACTGGGGAACGTAGGGATATCTCTCGTAATATCCGTCAGGGTATGAAGGGCAGAAAAGGTGCTGGAGAAACTGAAGAGCTTGTGGAGTCACGGCGGATCCTCGGTAACACCCCTGTTGTTGTGAGCCAGCAGAAATCTTGGCTTGCAGCTGCTCTGTTTAATCTTGGCATGGGTTATCATAATGGCATGGGTATTGATACCACTAAACATGCTATGATCCATATGCCAGATAAACCTACAGATCAGGTGGAGCTCAGTAAGTGGAATAACGAGCTGAAGACGAAGACAAGCATCGTCAAAAAGCTACTTAACGGCTTCGTATCTGCTATCAAAGAGAATGTACCACGCTATGGTGTTTATTGGGAGGATCCCACTGTACACCGTATGTACCAGGATGCAAAGGATATCGACCATCAATCGTATCTACTTGCTCGTGCAGTGATTCACGGTCAGGTTAAGCTGAGGAATCTATCTAAGGTGGACTTCCATCGGACGGGGGTATCCGTTCAAGCTGCTAATAACTGGTGGTCTGACATGGGTAACTTCTTACGCTCAGGTAAGGGTGACTACGCCTTGAAGAATCCGGCTGCACAGGAGATGAATTTCCTGTTCACAGTGGCTCACGCCCTTGATCTTGGCAAGGTGTACAGCGAAGGTAAACGGGAGACTGCTAGCTATCTACCTGCGGATTTATTGAAGCTGATGACCCCCAGCTTGATGGCGATGTATGCTGACTTCGGTTATAAGCTGAAGAGTATCATCCCCCAGAACCCCGGGAAGCTTGCTAACGATATCCTTGACCCATCCAAGATGGAGCTTACACCAGCACAACGTGGTGTTTTACAGGAGCTTGCTAGTAAATCCGGTAAGAAGGAGTGGGGCTTCTTTGCTCAAGCTTGTATGGATCTAGATGATTACTTAGCTGCTAAGGAAGATGGTAAACCATTCACTCCGAAAGTAACTACAGCTATCGACATGAATTCTGCTGGTCGTGCTTTCCTTGCCCTTGATATTGGCGCTAAGGCAGTTCTCGAGAGGGTTGGTCTACTGTGGGATAAGATGTCCGGCGAAATCCAGAATGCATTACCGTTCGGTTCACCGCGTAACTACTTTATTCAATCTGCTGTTGATCTTGGTATTGATTCAGCATTGACTTCAGCAGATCCCGAACTGAAGACAATGTGGAAAGAGCTACTAAAGAACTTTGGTATCACTAATGCTGATAAAGCGGCAGGTGTTAAACCATATGACCAGAAATCTTTTGCAGATGATTTTGGCAAGAAAGTTCTGATGACAACGGACTATGGTAAAGCATTCTGTTTTCACATTGAAGAAGCTAAGGCGTTCCTAGAAGATTATCCATTGCTTAAGCGTAAGCTGATGAAGTTCTACGGGAACAAAGAAGCTGATATCCTAACCGATCTCAACAATATCTTCTCGCAGACACTTCTGAAATCGTCTGACGTATGGCAGCAGGGTGTACCTAAGTCGATTGTAAAAGTGTTGAGCATGTTTAATCGTGTTCCTTCACCAACGGGTTACTTTGGTGAAGAGATGTTTGTTGGTGGATTCATTGATAAAGAGATTGGTAAGACGGTTCGTATCGAGGGTGTTACTCACGCTGAAACTATTGCTCTCACTCACAAAGTGTTTAGTCACTTAGCTAAAGCTAAGGACAAGAACCAGCGAGATTCAGAAGGTAATCCAATCCCAGCTCCCGGCCCAGGTACCGCTGCCATCAATCAGATGGGGCCGATATTAGGCCAATATCGTGAGTCTGCTCTAATTGCTATGACACTGCTGTATATCAACAAAGGTAAACAAGCTAAGGATATGCTCTTTGCTCTACCTGTGTTTGATAACTTGATCTTGGACGCTGATAGTGCTGCTCAGTTCTACTACGTGGCTAATAATATCATCATGCCACAGATCGCTAAATGGGATATCCAGAAGGCTATCTATGAGGACTTCACTAAGCAGGTTAATACGGGAGACGTCGAAGTTAGGAAAATTGGATTAGTTGATATAGGTGCTGACGGTAACTACTTTGGTGTTACCAACACCATCGATAACATCTACCAATACATCTCTGATAAAAAAGAGAGTGAGATGAATGCTCGTGAGAAGCTATTTGTTAAAAGCATATTCAACAATGGCTATGTGCCTAAAGACGACGAACGCTCATCAGTGGTAATTAAACCATCTCAGCATGCAGCACTTGTTGAAGCAGTAACTAGATATACGCTGACCCCATTCGGTAAGAACCTCCTTGCTGAGTGGCTTGGAACAGGCCTATCACGTAAGCAAATGATACTGAAAGCTATGGACACACTAGCGAAAGAAGGTCGTATCGCTTTCTTCACCTAAAAAAAAAATATACCACATACAGATTTAATAGTCTGTATGTGGTATTTTATTTAGTAGAGATCGTTGATTTGTTTTTTAGCTGTGGTATGTAGCTGGTCAGACTCTCGTCGGGCCTCTTCTGGAGTATATAGCTTCCCTGTCTGTGGGTTTGTTTCCCCTTGGAAACCCTGGATGTTCTTTTTACGCATCTCATCGAGTACGTAGTCATTCATTCGTGGTGAGAACAACAGATTGTCTGGGATATGTACCTCAGATCCACGCATGTCTTTCTGGAATGCTACATCATCGTAGCCCTCTTCTCCGCGTAGTGCTCGTGTGTTGTAACTCTTCACTTGATGCTCCTTCCAATAGTTGCCTTAGCTTTCCAGTTTAGCTTGCTCACCTGCTTGATGTAGTCACCCAGCAAAGTACTTAGTCCAGCACAGCATTGCTCCTCTGCCATATCATACAGGTTCTGAGCAGTATCAATAAGTTCATCGAACTCTTCGCTTAGCTCCGTGTACATCGCCTTGGCATCTTTAGCGTTAGGTTCAGCTTCATCTACAGATGATGCACTAATGATTTGCTCCAGGCTAGTAAGTACTGGCTTATCCATCTGCCTAATCTGCTCACCTAGCACATCGTGTTGTTCCCACAGGAACTCGTAAACCTCTTGGAAGTACTCATGGTCTCCCTCAAAGTTCTGTCCTTGTACGTTGAAGTGGAACACATGGCTCTTGAAGTACACAAGGAAATTATCTGCCCATAGTTGTTGGAGCGGTACCACGAGTGAGCTCGAGCTGTTTGTGGAGAGTGGTGGTTTGTTAGTTGCCATTATTTATTTCCTTTTGTTTCTTACCGAAGATTCTTTCGTAACTCTCGTCATATTTATCCTTGTCCACAGGTCGTGGAGTACTACCCTTACTCATTTGGTAGCCTTGTCAAGATTACTGAGGATACGTGATACAGCTTCACCAGTGTATGTACGTGGTTTATCGCTGAGTGTACCACCTAGTGTGACTACATCAGCCACTACTGCTACAGGTGCCACTACGACGCCAACTACTGCCTTAAGTAGACTATCAAACATTCTCTGCTGCCCTCTTGATTCGTTTAGTGAGTGTCAGCAGATAAGCAATCATCTCACGGAGTTGTTGTTGCATAAGCCGCTGATCAATCGGATCCATATCGTCAAACAATGGATTGTTTGACATAAAATCATCAAGCTTACCCATACGCTCGACGAGCTCCTCCTGTTCAGTCTTCATCCGTTCGACGTAGGGATTCATTCCTTTGCTTTCTTGTGTGCCTTGTTGTACTCAGCATACTTGGCAAGCCGATCAGCAGCAACCCTCTTCTGCTCTTCCATACGCTTACGATACTCATCTCTCAATTTACTATCAATCATTTATTCCCTTAGGTTGTTTGGTCGATCATGACAGAATCGAACTGCCATTCGTAGGGTAGAAACCTACTGTACTATCCATTGTACTAATGACCGTGGTTTCACTGATGCGAATCGAACACATATTAAAGCCTTATAAGGGACTCTACTCTACCATTAAGTTACAGTGAATCGTGTTCATTCTGGTTACGTTATCCAGAGCTAGGTTTACGCACTAGCCGTGTAAGAACGCGAGATAAAGATCACCTCCTTACCTGAAGGGTTAGAGAAAACTAACAATGGAAGATAAGCTAGATGGATTTTGAGTCCTCGCCTATCTTCTTTAGGTACCGACAATCAATAGTCCTGCAGTGCATGCTCTAAGTACGCTAACCTGTCTACCAGATCGTTGATCATCGGGAGTTCATCCAAGTCGTCATTATCGAATGGTGTATCTAGCACCACACGAGGCCAATAACCAGCCTTGTAGTGCATGTCGTCAGGGTATTCGCTCATAGGTGTTGTTTCATGTAGCCACGTAGTTCATATGCTTCATCGTCATCACAGAACTGATCACACCCCACAAGAGCCACCTTTTCCTGAGATGTCACAGATGTCATGTTCGGTGAAGACTGTTCCAACATTCGCTGCAGCTTCAGAGTAAGAGCATTCAGTGAGCGGCTGGCCTCCTCGACTTCCATCAGGGTAGCATGTAAATCCACGCAGGCGAGGTGCATACTTTGCGAGTACTCGTGTAAAATCTTCGACTTGCGTGATGTTGTTATCTTCGGAGCCCCAAGGAGCGAGATTAATTGTTGATGAGATGGACATGTCGACGTAGTCTTGGATGTCCGCTTGGAATTTGATTCGTTGTTCATAGTTCTTGCTGAGTTTATATGCTGTATCAATACTGTCTGGATCTAGGTTATACTCTTTGATGAGACGTTCCGCAGTCGCATCGACAACGTACTCGTACTTCCAGACGGTTCCGGAGGTAAGGTAGCGTCGTTTGTAGGCAACTGCAAATAGTGGTTCAATACCTGTGGTGGTACTCGCAAGAATACCAATTGTCCCTGTGGGAGCAATAGCGCGAAAAGCTTTTGGGTGACTAATGTAGAAGCGATCACAATGTTCCTTTGCTGATGACTCTGACTCTGACTCGTATACCTTTAACCACTTGTGTAGCTCAGGGGTTACTTCATATCCGTATCCACGTTGGAGTAGCCACTCATGGATACCCATAAGTCCAAGTCCAAGACGGCGGTTCTGTTCTCGAACTTTATAGACTTTCTCGTATGGTAGATCGGCTCGGAGTGTCCCGCATACGAGGAACTTACTAGCCAAGGAAACAATAGACTTGAACTCTTCCAGATCCTGTACGTTACCCATATTAACTGAACCAAGATTACATACGTCAGAATCATCTTCTGATGTAACTTCAGTACACGCATTTCGGAGGGTTTCATTTTGTTTATCTCCAAAGTTAAATGAGAATCCGGGTTCACCTGTCTCAAGTGCTTGGCGAATATTCTGCTTGAACACATGGTTGTTCTCCAGACCACCGACCAAGGCTGCATCATCGTAGTTCACGCTGATGTTCGTCATGTCGAGTGGTGCTGGATAGTTGAAGTTGATTGCCTTCTGTTCGCGTGTTAGTGCATCCCAGTTCTTAATCTTCAGGAATGCAGGGATATCCTCGTGCTTCCAGTTGAGTGATGCATAGATAGCTGACCTACGTGAACCCCCCTGCATCACGTTACGCCCAATCTCATTGATAGCATTCATCAGCGGGATTGGACCAGATGCTACACCACCCGTACGCTTGAGTGGTTTACCTGATGGACGGAGCAGTGAATAGTCGATACCGATGCCACCACCAGTAGTTAGGCAGGACATAGCTCGCCATGCCACATTAGCCCACTCTTCACGGGTATCTTCTTCAGCACGGAGAAGGTAGCAGTTGTTGAATGCTTTGAACTCGCGACCAGCGTAGTACAGGTACCGACCACCGGGCATGAACTTCATTTCCTTGATGTACTGGGTGAGTAGTACTCGTTCCTCAGTACTCATTAGGGCCTTGTCAGTACCCCAACGGGTACCACACACGTCCTCTACCAGTCGTTCTGCGAGTGCATCCCATGTGTCATCTGGGCCTTGGGCATACTTCTGTTTGAAGATGTTGTTAGCGAACTCTGTTTTGAAGCGATTTACGATCATTTGTTTTCCTTGTTGATTGAATCTATAGGTACCGACTAGATGTCTAACTTAAATGTGGCTGAACCAGAAACTATTTTAAGATCCTTTGTTTTCATGTATTGGTGGTAGCTGATGGCTCTGTTAGCATTAGCTCTTGTATAGAAAGTGGCTTGTAAGATATCCTTGGTTGGTGACCATGTTCTAGATTTACGGTGATAACCCATAAAGTCATCATCCGTCTTATTATACACCGCAATAACACATAGCTCAACAGAAAAAGTATTCACTACTATTTACCTCATTGATGTTTAAATTACCAATCTCAGGTTGCTTAACCGAGAATCCATCTTTATCCGTAATAAGCATTGCCTCAATCTTCTCAAAGAAGTTAGGCACGTCATACTGAGCTATGAAAGTCATCTTTGTAATATCCTGCAGTAAATCTACATCGTCAGCATGGGTAGAAAACGAATCATGTACTGCAGCAAATGACCCTCCAAAACTAACGATAGTATTGGCCATATGAGCAGCATCGAGACTATGAACCATATTAGGAGCAATACCACTGGCAAAAGATCTTCGACAAGGAACCTTACCACCAGTGGTTTGATTCGTAACATCCACCTTAATAACATGCATCACCCTTCCATCCTTATTACCCGATATACCTTTGATACTACCCCGTTGTTTCCTTTCATGTTGTAGATTAGCCTTGTATACCACCGGAAATCCACTCGGTGTTATCCAGGACATGCTAGCAGATCCGCTATTCAACTCATACTCAGCAATTTTCTGTAGGTACTTCGTTGTCTTGAGTGGTCCTTGACATACCTTGTTGATAGCATCGATCAAGTGCCCCGCAAGCATTGTACATTGTTCTTTCGATATATTGTACTTATCATGGAACCCTAACATGTATAGATCATCGTACATGTTAGCAGCAATACGCTTCTTACCAGCTGAGTAAGCTCTGGTCATAGATCCCCGTTTAGCGATACCCTTTCTGGTATGCTTCATGGGGATATTTCGTTCATTGAAGAATGAGGGCACCTCTTGGACAAGTTCCTTGGCGACTGCTACATAGAAGTCCTTTTGGATAAGCTCATTGGTTAACGATACGAGAGTACCGGCTTGTTGATCCTTACTCATTGCCGCAAGGTGTTGCCAACCATTGTTGGACCCATCGATAGATACCGGATAACCGCTAAAGTATTGCTGCCCGTATAACTTTGCACTGAGATACTTGTGGATCTCTACACAGCATGCAAGAAACGAATATGGTTTCTCAGCGGTACTACCGATAGCATTCACCCTAGCCACTTCACGTACCCGTTGCAGGTTGTTTATCGTCCACAACTCACGATCCTTCATGGTCATCTTATCCACAGAGATCGTATCAAGTCCTTCTCCCTCAAGGTACGGTCGGTAGTCTGTAGTTAGCCAATCTGGTAAATCATTTACCTCATACGATTGATTGTAGCAACAAGCAGCCTTGATACATAGCCAACGGTAGCCTACTTCAGTAACCTCCTTCTTGTTACCAAATAGAAACAAGCTACGTGCTAAGTCGCCCCCTTGATAAGACAGAAATGATTCTGCGTAGTACACTCGTCCTCGGTAGTCACACGACACTTCCTGATAGAACGGTTTGCCTTGTAGGAGTTTAGCTTTAGCGATAACTTGTGCGTGCTCATATTGTTTCGACATGAGTCGTAGTACTCGTGGGTCTCGTGAGGAACCGATAGACAGTATTTCTCCATCTTCAGTGATGATCTCTGTAGGTAGTTGTTGTCCCATGGCAGTATTAAGAACCCTCTCATTAATCTCCCAAGGTTGCTGACGTAGACACTCCAGCGCTTTGATAAAGCGTTCGTTAAGTAGCTCACTGAATGTTCCTTTGTTGCTCCATCCTTTGATGAATGGCTTGTTGGTTAGTGGGGACTTAGGGCCGCTGATAGGCGCTAACGGATCTAGCGAAGTCCCCACCAGTAGTGGCTTCTTTGGCTCCACCTTACCTGTGATCCTGATAATATACGGTGCTTTGATACCGTCATACTCACGTTCAATCGATATCGTTTCTTCTTGAAGGAATGCTTCAAGGAAGAGATCACCCAAGCCCAGTATTTCCTTTGTAGTAGGATACTCTAGGCCCATCATATCGATAATGGTGGTGCCAATAGCGTGACTAACGAATGTCAGCTTAACGGATACAGCAGTCTCTTCGGTACGGCCCCTCACAGCTAGCTTAAGGAGCGTGTCCCAAGCCAGATCTACCATATCCTCTATTTCAAATTTCCATAAGTCATATTCCGCTAGTACCCGGCAACCTTCATTATAAAGCCTGTCCGAATGCGGAATAACCTTCTCTACCTTCTTCCTTAAATACTCTATGGGATTCATTATCGTCCTTGAAATTAAAACCCTCCGAAGAGGGCCTTGTACTAACGAGTGAATGTGTAACCTTTATGTGTTTTGCGCGTACCAGCTAAGCAGTTGTAGACATTCGGTGGATGAAACCCTAGCGACTCCATGTGTATCCTGCCTGTTATCTCAAGTGATTCACCTGTTAAAACATTTGTGGCTACTATAGCTCCCTTATAAGAAGGGTTGTTTACACCCGTAAATAGGGTAGACATCTTTGCTTTACGCGCATCAGTATGCCGCCTCTGCTTGCTACTCAAACCTACCTTACGCTTAGCTTCATCTGATAATGACCTACCTGTCATCTTCTCCCGCATAATCTGCCTTGTTTCTTCAGACACGATTCTACCACAAGCGCCTTCACCACCGCTTGTTAAGTTACAAAGCCTAATTCCACTCGCGTTCATTGAAGATATGAGTGACGTTTCTCGCATGAATGCTTCTTGCTCGGTATTGAAGATCTCTAAGATCTCTACGCGTACAGTATGTTTAGCTGCTATGCTCTGCCACCACTTGCTTCGCCCTTTAGCAATATATGCTCGACGACCATATCCCTTACCAACATAGAAGGGTTCGTTTGTGTCGTCTCTATAGTGTATGTACACATAAAATTCCTTATTCATTTTAATCTCCAGTAAGTTAATAGTAGAAGTAAGTAGTCTAGCTGTGTACTGGCACAGCAAGGGGATCAATCCGTTTCAACTACATTCTTCTATAGGTACCGACTAATCAAAATCCATCATAGTTAGCTGCTCAAGTCTACCTTTTTGGGGGTTATAGTATACACTACCACAGTCACCTGTATTACCTGTGAAGCGAGCCTTTAACACACGAAACTTAATGGTATTACGCACCTTTTCATCTTCGGCTGTCATATCTCTGGCAAATCCAACAATATCAAAGCTAATCTGTTTGATACTACCGCTACCTTTGATAGCATCGATATCGGGTAACTTACCTGACTCAAAAGGTGTCTGATCATTCTTACCTTTCCGTAAGTGGCTCACTACACCAAGCCAGATATTATGTTTCTTCACAAGCTTCAGCAGATCACTCATCATACTATCAATAGCTTCGTTACCTGTCTTACCTTCTTGGCCTTCACTCACAGCCAATGTGATATGATCTAGGATGATGTACTTGCAACCCATTAGTGCTAGGTACTCCATTTTATCAATCAAGGACTCATCACTAACCGATCCTTGGTGGTCTAACAGAACAAGTCGTTCATCACCGAACACTGACTCGAATGCGTAGTACTGCTGCTCCTCAGTGATTGTATCATCAATTGAGTTAGCATTGAGCTTCATCCGGATAAACTTTTCAGCAGTGTCTCCGATAGACTCTTCTAATGATACCATACCAACCATATCCGTTGTCTTCTCAAGGATATCCAGCACGATCTCTTTGATCACGGTTGATTTACCAGAGCCGGTACCTGAAGTAAACAGAACGATCTCACCTAGACGCATACCAGCCAGCTTATCATTTAAACCACCTAAGCAATGTGGATAAGGTACTGATACCGCTGTCTTACGTAGTTGGAACTGGTCCCAGATAGCTTGACCACGTAATACACCAGCTGGACTATAGCTTTGTGCATTGAATACACACTGCATGAGCATAGCGGATCCACTCTCTTTAGCAAGTACTTCGCATGGGTCCTTAGCGGGTAACTTAGCAATCTTAACCTTGTCATACCCAACAATCTTCGCTACTGCTTCTGTAGCTTTCTTACCTGGCTCATCCATATCCAGCATGAGTACTACTTCATCGAATGTCCTCAACCACTCTCGTTGTTCCAAGATGAGACCCGTGGCTGTGGATGATGGCATAGCCACTACAGGGTAGAACTTCTGGTACTTGTCGTACTGTGCTTGTGCTACCGCAAGGCAGTCAAGCTCCCCCTCAGTGATGACAATTCGTCTTCCACCTTGAGCCACAGCTTGACCAAATAGCTGTGTTCCTTTGAAGTCACCAATGGTTGCAAATGTCTTAGGTAGGACACGTTCTTTATAGGCAGTGACCACACCATCTTTAGTGTATGGGTAGAAGTGCGAATGGATTGTACCATCTTCTCCATAAGATACTTTAACACCATAATAGTCAGCCACAGTCTTAGTAATACCCCGTTCTTTAAATCCACGTACGTCATAATCTTTGATTTCGTTTAGGTTGTGCATAGAATAGTTCTCAGTACTTTTTACGATAGTTGCATTAGGATCAATTAGAGATGATCGACCACACGAGAAACAGTACCCGAAAGTATCACCCTCTTTGTATGAAAAAGCATCATGAGAGGGACACTTCGGGCATTTAGTTTGTATCCACCTGCTCATAGCATTTGAAATACGTCTGTGTATGATTCCTCTACTAGCACATGATCTCCGTTAGTGAACACGATAATTGTTTTCCCGCCAACACCATCTGTGATATAGGAGATGGTGGTTGGGTTAATAGCAATAAAGCTATCTGCCGCCGCGCAGATTGAGAGTTCGATTGTTTGCATAATTAGTTCCAGTATTTACTATCTTCTAGTTCTTTAAGCTGTTCTCTCCGTTTGTAATCCTCTTTCTTGTTAGCTTTCTTTTTAGTGAATTGTTGTTCACGTTCCTCGTGGTACTCCAAAGGGATCACTTCTTTTTCTTCTTTATTCTTTTTCATTTGATAGGTTCTAAAAATTTAACTGCACCAACATTAGCATTCCAGAATTCCCGGTCACCATTCGGTAGAGTCTTTCGAGAGAGCGCATTATAGCTCCAGATTAGTTGTGCTTCACGGTATGTTGTCATGGCTCTGCTCATAGTCCACTCAAGGATCTCAAACGTAAATACTTGTTTACCTTCCTTGCGGATGGCTGCTTTAAGTTCCTTACAGGAGCTTGTGTAGTCTTTCCAGTTGGACTCTTTGTAGGTCTTGGTACGTCTTGTGTGCCCCTCTTTCAGAGTGCTACTGCAGCTTGTAAGTTGTTTTCTTCCGATGTATCGCCTTCCGGTGCTGGTGTGGGTAATGAGATAGATGAATCCAAAGGCACCTTCGGGTCGCTCGGTAGTAGAATTCCAGTGTCCGTATCGGTGTTCCATGTAAATCTTTCCTTAAGTTCTTCGAATGATAGCGGTCGTAGATCATCCACTGAATCTCTGATCCAGATCAGGTTAGCGCATTTTGTGAATGTCTCTAACGACGATTTACTTTTCCAAGTATCCAATACTATATCAAGCACCATATCAACAGGTACAGCATCAACAATCTTAGCAGCGCCTACTGGCCCTACTTTCCACAAACCTTTGATGTTATCTGCTGCATCACCCGTAAGTAGTTGTTTCATCAGAAACCTATACGAGTACTCCCTATCAGTGACATAGAACTCATTCTTCCTGAAGTTGTGGTGCGCTCCCTGCAACATGTTAAGGTCTTTATCGATGTGACTGATCACAAATGATAGCCCATTATCCCGCGCATACTCTGCCATGATACCGCACCAATCATCAGCTTCACCTGCATGGCTCTCTACGCAGTACTCTTTAGCATCCTCGTATAGCCATGCCAAGGATTCTTTCTGTTCTTCAGTCAGATTGTCTTTGCGGTTAGCTTTGTAGTCGTCTGTGCATAGATATCTGAAGTTATCCTTACCTTTGATATACACATACGCTTCCCTAGCTTGTGTACTTGCGATAACATTCTCAAGCTTAGCGAGAAAGTTTACGATATTTTTCTTACGATTAAAGCTAACACATGCCAGCTCATATAGCATTGAGTCAGCATCGACGATAACCATATCGATTGGTTCTAGATCTTCGTTAGTGGACTTCTGCATAATTCTTTCCTGAGTGTGCTGCACCGTTCATGCAGTTGATACCAAACCATTTAGGTGCTTCTGTGAATGCCTCTATAGATAGCTCCATAACTCGTTCTACATCTTCATCCTTACACACAACAACAAACTCGTCATGGTAATGTAATGCGAAGTAGTAGTATTGTATTCCTTCTGCTTCTAACCTCTCCTTCATATATACGATAGCTGCTTTACAAGTGATACCTTCTGCTGTCTGTAATAGGTAGTTCAGAGTCTGATGTGGTGAACCAACAAACACAAGCCGACCATCTAACCCACGGATGTGCGCATTAGCGCTGCCGAATGCATTGGCTGTGCTCTCATACTCTGTGTCCAGCTTCTCCAGCAGCTGTTTCATTCCGGGGATTGACTCTGCGAACTTGTCCTTAGCAGCTGCCCCGACTTTAGCGTTGGTTGTACCTGTAAGAATTTGACCAAGCTTTCCTGCTCCACCTCCGAAAAGGAATGCATACAGGAAGGGTTTAGCAAGCTTTCTTGTTGTACCTAAAGCATCAGCATTTCTTTGATGTACATCGCCGTTAATAACCTCATCTGTAAACTCCTGATTTCCTAGGTAGTGGCATAACCCACGCATCTGATTACCGGCAGAGTCAGCACCCACGATTGATGTTCCTTGTTCGCACTTAAGTAATGCTCGCATCTCTCGCCCATATACCGAATCCACTGACGGGATGTTCGCCACCACTTCATGGCGGCATCTGAAAGTGGGTGTACCGATAGTCCACATGCGCCCATGTAAGCGCCCATCACTTCTGTTAACCTCATCAATCCACCCTTCCAAGATACCCTTCCGGGATCTAATTGTGTAGTATTCACTGATCATCATAGCAGATGGGTCATGTAACGCTGACAATGATGACTCAGTGATCTTTGGAGTTGTCTTTACTAATTTACCCCTCTCGTCCTTCTTGACGTTCCATTCATCAGGCACCCATCCAATGCTGTATAGGTAATTCTTTACGACTTCAATCTGGCCAATGGTACCCTGCTCAAAAGCAATTCGGCTGTACTCACCTTCAATCGGACGATCGGTTCGTCCTCGATCAACTTCATACCCGAAGTATTTGACAGTAGCGAGGGTATACTCACCATTCTTTTTCCAGGCTGGTTTCTTTGTTTCTGTACCGTCAACCCTGACGCATCTGAATCCGATCTTTGGTTCGAGAACACGTTCAATTGCTGTAAGTTTGTCATCGATTTCTTTCAGTAGGTTAATAGCTGCTGGCATATCGAACACCCATCCACGATTTCGGATGTCTGCCTCGATCTTAGCGAATTCCATCTCCACGTCCAGACCTTTGGAGAACAGTGGATATTTTGCTATGATCTTTCTGGCATCAGTAACCAGCTTGTCATACACCTTCACGTTTATGTTTACATCCTGCACGCATCGTGTACGGATGATAGGTGCATAGGTATCCCATACTTCGTTGGCTACCTTAGGCTCACGGAAGTATTCGCCCCACCCCTCTAAACCATGCTTGTGGTCACGC